ATCAGTCCACGATTTGCTTTTTTCGGCTCCGTCATACGATACAGTAATCTTCCTTAGTTTTGCATACTTCTGTGCTGATACGCTTGATATTGTCGCACGTATCGCACTCCTGCCCTGTATCAGTTCGGTTGCCTGCTTGTGGATGCCGCTGAATGTCTTCGTGTCGCTTATCGTGACATTACCAACGACTGGCGTTGCCTTGTCAGCAGAGTATGTATTGCCTTTGTCATATGTTGATACGTGCCCGTCATAGTCAATCGTGACATGATACGTGTCACTTCGATTAGTACAGTTCTTGTACATGAGGTCAATCGTGTTAGAATCATTAAATCCATTCACTATTGTCTCATTTCCTTCGTATCCGCCGATAACATTGCCGTTTGAAGCATAGATTTCTAGCTTATACTTGTGATTCAGTGGATTGTACACGTTGAGTCTAAGCGCGTCTCCTATGACAAAATCAGTTCCAGACTGCACATACGGATAGGCATAAGTGGATGCCGATACCTGATTTGTGTTGCTGATAAGGTTTGAGTCTTTTCTTCTAAGTCTAAAATATAGGTTTTTCGATGTGTCGGGGTTCATTGTCAGCGTGATGCTGCCTGATGTACCGTTTGGGTCTCCAATCCAGTGCTCTACGCCGTCATACACTGCCGAAACGCCGTTGCACGTCTCGGACGTACTCCACGAACAAGTCACCTGCGTCTCGGTTCTTGACGATACCCATGCCGAACAAGAAGAAAAGTATCGTGGTATCTTCGTAAGCCCCATTGAACCCGAGCCGCTTATCGTTCCCAGCCACTGTCCGCTCCATGTGATGTTGAGCGAAGCCGAAGCGCTGAAGCCGATTGACTTCGAGCCGTCGGCGTTGTGACCTACGACCTTTGAACCGCTTAGAAGAGTCTTGTCACCGGAACCGCCGATAGAGCCGGAACCGCTGAATGTCTGCCCGTCAATGTTCACACTCCACGACTTTGATGCTGATGAAGATATTCTTGACGGCCTCTTGAGAATGAGACCGAAGCTTACAGTTGACTGGTTCGCGCTTGTATTTGTTGATGACTCCCATACGTTCAGCTGAATGTAAGGTCTCTGTCCGGCTGTGTTTCCTATTGTAATAGTTGCCATATGTTATGCGTCACCTCCGATATAATCGAGAACAAGCATGTCATCACCAGAATCAGTCTTCGTAGCTGTCCAGATGTGATGCCCGACCCTGAACGACTGAACGACTACCGCCTTCGTGATGTAGAGGTTCGAGTTAGTGAGATATGCGATTGGTTCAGTGTCCCCATAGTTCTGATAGAAGTTGAGTGCCTTTGGCGTCAGCTTCATCGTGAATCCGGTAGGCTTGCCGCTCGCATCTCTAGAAGTGCAGAGTGTCAGCGATGCATCATCTTTATCTTCATTGAAGATGACATATTTCTTAATCCTCTCGCTTGTCTCCGAAGCCCCGTCAATATCGCTCTTCAGTGTATCAAGCTGTGACGATATGAATTCAACAGTTCCCTGCGTCTGCGTGACCGAGTTTGTCAGCGATGTTATTCCTTCAGCGATGTCAACATATTTGTCAGCTTCGATGAGTCTCAGCTTGTCGAAGCACAGATAAACACCAGATGTGCATGAGACTGATATTGACTTGCTATCAGCAAAGCTGATGCTGTCAATCGTAATTCTTGTATAGTCACCGTCAATTTTTGCCGTCGAGGTGCGGTTGCCAGCCTTTATCGTAATGCTTTGTGAAGAGTTGTCCTCCGTTCTCACGACGGCAAGAAGCGAGTGCGTTTTGCTGTCATTGTACAGCCCTGTGAAGTTCTCGCTTTTATAGAGCTCGAAGGCTCCATCCTTTGCATAGCCAAGCTTGAGGTTATTGCTCTCGAACTTAATGACCGAATCATCCGAAGGCTTCGTCTTTGCCGTGATTTTATTAATCTCGACAAGACGGTTGACAGTTCCGACGAGTGAATTCTGAACATTTGATAACTTATTCATCATGGAATCAATATTCTGTTCAATTATTGATGTCCTTGTTCCATATTCATCTATGCTTCCAATAGCATTTTCTATCTTGTCAGCCGTCTGGTTGACATATGTCGTATATGTATCATTAATAAAAGAATCGAGGGCTGTGTTTGAAACATCAACCCACGATTCTCCATTCCATAGATACCTAGTATTTCCATCTGACCCGTTAATCCATATGTCACCATTGACAGGATTACTAGGTTCGCTATCACTAAATCTTATTCTCGATTCTATTTTGTTATTTATATTTGTAATATCATTCTGATATTTTTCGCTTTTTGTTACCGTATTAACAATTGCCGTATCAGTAATCTTGTTTTCGGCATTTGTAAGCCTACTTGCGAGTGTTCCTATATCATTCTGGTACGTTTCACTCTTAGTAACAGTATCAACAATTGCCGTATCGGTAATCTTGTTTTCAGCATTTGTCAATCGCCCGGCAATCTCATTCATGTTATTCTTATATGTCTGACTCTGAGTTACCGTGTTGACAATTGCTGTATCAGTAATTTTGTTTTCAGCATTAGATACTCTCGATGCTAGTGAATTGTATACAGTCGTATCAACTTTCTCACTAAGTGATGTGTCTATATTCTTTTTAACTGAATCCGTATAAGCATTGGCATCACTTGTAGCCTTTGCCAAATCGCTTTTATATGTCTCGCTTTTTCTTACTGTGTTTACTATCGCATCATCTGTAATCTTGCTTTCAGCGCTGGAAAGGGAAGATTCAAGAGAACTTACATCTCCTTTGATATCGCTTATATCAGTAGACATCTGGTCAAGGTCGTATGAACGCTTGACGGCATTTACGATTGCACCATCAGTGACCTTCGACTGTGTTTCAGTAATGATATTTGCGATATTCGTTCTTCCATCAATTCCACTGTCACTCAATATCTTCTCGGTAGATGATATCCTCTGTGTTATGCTGTCACTAGACTCCTTCAATTCAGATATCGTCTGCTTGTTTTCATTTTCAGTGTTCTTCATATTCTCCATGACAACGTTAAGTGTATTCTTTTCGTTATCAAGATAGATATGCGAAGAACTTATGTTTGTTTCACCGTTATTGATATTTGAAACAACAGAATTTATATCCAGCTTGTCACCAGAGATGTTTGCATTATCAGCCACCATCTTGTCTACAATTATTCCATTTGGAACGGCATTCTTTGTAATCCCATCCTCATAGAATATCGTATTGCCATTTTCATCAAATATTGAATAGGAGAAATTTCCATTGTTGTCCTTGCCAATCTGCATGCGCACCTTATTGTTCTTGTCCATGAATTGCTGCGTATTACCGCTTATGTTCATGCCGCCATCCTCAGATTGTATAACAACCTTGTTGGTGTTAATCTTCCCGGATGACATTTTATTGGCACTTAAATTACCAACCATAAGGTCTGTTATCACACCATTGTCTGCAACAAAATTGTTTGCTGTCAAGTGAATAATTTTGCCCGTATCTGCTGTCACTTCTCCAGCAAGAAGCTTATCTATCGTAGAAACATCAGCATTCAATGAATTGAATTTAGAATCTGATACTATCTGGTTATTGATTGTCTTGTTTATTGAAGAAATACTGTACAATGACCTATTCGCTATTGCAATCTGTGAATCCAACAGCTTCTTAATCTTCATTGTGTTTGATAATGTCTGATACTGAATATAATTATACGAGTTAGATACGCTTCTTGCTTGTCCTAATATCTGCTTTGTTGTCTCGAATGGATTTACAGCCGTAAGTCCCTCAACTGCATTTGAAAACTCAACGTCAATTGTTGATATGCTGTTCTCATTGAATTCAATCTGGTAGGAGAGGATTCTAAGTCTGAAAATCTTATCGTCAACCTTGTACGTAATCCAATTGAATACATCAAATTTATCCCATAAATCCTTAAACTCTGGAATAAGCATTAAGTTATTGACCTTGCCATTGATTGTGTATATCTCTCTTGATGCACGGTCTATCTCTTGAGTTGCAAGATTAATGAATTCACGTGCTCTATTGATAAGTTCCTCACTGTCTAGGTCTGTAGATACAAAGTTCGTGTTTGTATAATCCTGTTCTCTTCTGAATGACATCCATTCACTTTTTAGTCTGTCTGACACAAGGAAATTATTGATATCCATCTTCTTATGCGTATCATTGACGATTTTCTCAAGAGCGTCTATCATTGATGTCACATTACTTATTTCTGTTTCCCTTGTCTTTATTTCATCATTGATGTATCCAAGTCTTGTGCTAAAGAAATTCTTTATAGTGTCAAATACACCATTGTAATTATCATCATCTATTACCTCTATGCCATTCTTGAATGCATCCCTGAATGATTCAAGTCTAGCCATTGAGTATAATGATATGATGTTCTTAAGACTAGTTCCATCATCATTCCTGTCATATGCTATGATGCCATATATTCCAGTCTCATCAACTGATTCATTAATCTTTTCAGTTACCTTCTGTGATATGAATAAGTCATAATCACTTTTTACTGTAATGGTAATTGAATCATTAGATGATTTTGTACTGTCTCTATATTCACTTACGGTAAATCCAACGTTGTATTCGATATCTGTTACGTTATCAACTCTTTCGCAGGAATTGATTTCTACCTTGAACGCACCATTGATTATTGACATGAACAGTAGCTTTACGCTGCTCTTGACAGTGCTGATGCTTGTCTTTTCTTCATCGAAGTCAATGATTCCAATTTCATTTGCATACTTCTTGATGTTAGAAACCTGATATTCGACAGTACTCATGTCTATCTTTGGAGATGGCATAAGAGATGAGTTAAGATACTGATAAAAGTCGAGAGCACTATAATAAGTCTGTATTGATTCCCTATATGACACATCACTACTTGATAGCTGATGATATGTATTTGACATAAGTATCTTGTCATTATTAGAATCATACATATAATGGTCATACTTACTATCATTATATTTCTTGACGGTATCGTTATATTTTGTCATGACAGAAGAATCAATCGTGTTCTTGTCCTTTTCATTAACAATATCATCATATGCCTTTTCATAATTATCAACGACTTTTGCCAGTTCACTGCTAAACTGACTTCTTACTTTCGTTCCGAAGTTGTAGATATATCTACTGCCATTTGGGTTTAAATTAATTACGGCAGCATCCATATCCTCATCACCAGTTGAAAGTCTGAATACCGTCTTGAGAGATGAATCATTTGTTGTTACCGAAGCACTTGAACTAAGGCTGTTTTTACTGATAAATACGTTTGTCTGTTCTCCATATGGTTCGTTGACATCATCGCTTCCACATTTTGGACATGTGTCATGAAAATCTCCACGATATCCACATTTATTACAAGTTGAGTACTGGTCAACAACATTTATCACTCTCTTATGGCTGTCAACGACAAACTTGCACCCAATCTGCTTTTCTATCTGGCTTAATGCATCATATATAGAAACACCGTTGAAAGAGAATGTTCTCTGGATATTTCTGACAGTCAATGGCACATCTCCAATAGAGTAATATCCTGAAATCTTATCAGTTATTCTATGAAGGAGTGATGATTGTTTGTGTGAGCTATCATAGAACACGGTAGGGGATGTAAAATCATCTCTATTGATGTCTTTCTGCGTGTTGATTTCAACATTATACAGATAGATTTGTGACAATTCTGCAATAGGAAGATACGTGCAAGTTACGCTCTTGCTCACTATGTCACCATTATCTGATTCATTGAGATTTATTGACGTTTCAAAGAATTCATCATATTCCTTGATATAGATGACAGACAAGTCTGACAGCTCATTCCAGAATTCACATTCATTTTCGCCTAATGTCTTATAAACAGTAAAGCTAGCTTCGCTCCCTCCGGTTCCTTTCTTATATACAAAAGTAGAGTAATCAATATTTGTAATTATGCCAAGATATTCAAGTCTTCTATTGGACATTATGATATGAGGAATTTTTACATTTCCATTATCATCCATTAATAATCTAGCCAAATACACCAACTCCAATTCTCAACGGTGTGTATTCCACATCTACACTCACTTCTTTAGAAAACTGAAATATGTTTTCAACGTCACCATCTATTTTACTTAAATCTCTATAGAGAATAGGGTATTCATAATTGAAATATTTGTATAACGACTCTCTTGTGCTTGAAGAAATTATCTCGTTTTCTGAATCAATTGTTATGACTTCACCATTCTTACATCCTTTAATGATAATAGGGGATGACTGTACATCATTGGTCGTGTTTCTTATCTGAAGGTCTCCGCCAACGGTATCTGTGAATGTAATTCTCATTTTCATTCCGAGTCCGCTTAAATCAGCGAAGTCAAACACTGGTGTCGTAAGCGTAATAAGACTTGTATTCTTAAACGATGTACTGTATTTATTTCTTCTAAGATACGGAGATTCAGTCTTGAATTTTAAGTTGAATCCAATTACTTCTCCGTTATAAACGCAATCAGATATATCATAGAACATTCCCGTACATTTCAAGTCCACTCTATCGGATGTGTGGATTACCATTTCCCCATGCTTTGATGATGTTAGCCATGTCATTATCTTGTTGAGAGTATATCTATCATATGCTGTATATCCATGACACCCTGCATTGATAACACTTAAGTTTGTAAAGTCAAGTGGCTCGTAAACATATGATGATATAAGGTTTCGATTTCCCATTCTCTGTCTAATGCTCGTTGTATTGACCTTATAATAACTCACATTGCTATCGCTAGAGCTTCCAAGATATCCGATTTTCAAGTCAAAACTAGTTGACTCCTTTCCGCAAAAACTAAACGAATAGAACACTTGAATCACCACCTTTACTTTCCAAAATATTCATACATCTTTCTATATTCATCAATCATTTTCCTTGCTTCAAGAATAAGCATTTCATATCTCTTCTTAGACTCCTTAGCTTCATTGATTGCTTCATCAAGAACCTTCTTCTTGTCATCCAGTTCATTGATGATGTCCTTCGCCTTCTGTGGATATGTGCTGTTTAGTTCTATGTATGACTTTAGTTTTTCGTTCTCTTCCTTGAGCATACGTATCTTTTCATTCTCATTCTGTCTGAATAACATAAATTCCTCCAATATATATACATTCACGATATATGATTCCATAAATATAGCATTACATTCATGCTCATTCTCATGCGTGTGTTATTTTTCAAATATGTTATTAAAACACAATAATATGAAACATGAGTACGCATATAAAATATAAAATTATAAAAAAGAGGTAATTTATGTAACTACCTCTTTTAAAATCCAAAACAATTATAACAATATATGATAAGTGACTATAAATATACTAATTGTATATATTTACAGAAATAAAAACGTGATTTCATTATTAACGCATGAAAACATGAAGAATGGAATAGGGTAGGGGAGATTAATATTCCCCACATATCCCTATTTCATGTATCTTCTCTTAGATAGGCTGTTTCCTCCCATAAGAGTTGTTGAAACCATATCATTGATAGCCTTGTCAAACTGCTTGTCATTAATGAGTTCATTTCTGAAATCCTTATATGACTTGACATTAGGGAGGTTGATATCAACATGAACGCTATCTACTTTCACGTTTCCTCTCTCGGTTGTTCCACTGATAATGTTATTAATCATAGGAGCTGTTGTATTAAGCTTCTGAATGATTTTCGTAGTGGAAGGGTCTAGTACGGCTTCGCCTTTCTTTAGAGTATTGACTGTAAGATGGTCATCTCCGTTACCTCTTATGATGTTCTCAATATCACCGACAATACCACCAGATGCATAACCTTTTATTTGTCTGAACTTCTGGAGCATCCACATATTCTGTGAAGAAGAACCACGATATGTGCCACTTCCACCCATCTGTCTAAAGTAGTTTGCTCTCTGTGAGAATGAGCTGTCATAGTCAAAGTACTTAAGAGCATCAACTATTGAACTATATCTTTGAAGCCTGTTCTTAGGATAGCTATCGTGCCTATGAACAAAGTTGACACCGCCATTGTTATTCTGTTGCTGTGCTCTGGCTTGTGCCGCTGCTGCTGCCTGTGCTCTTGCTCTGGCTTCTGCTTCTGCCCTTGCTCTTGCAGCAGCTTCTTCTGCTTCACGCTTCTTCCTTTGTGCTTCTTCTGCTTGTCTCTGTTTTGCAAGTTCAGCTTCTTTCTTTTTGTTTATCTCTCCGATAACGGCATCAGCAAGTCTTGTTGACACATCTGTAAGAGAATCAATGCTCTTCTTGATTGCATTCATTCCTGCATCTACCTTTACCGTGAATAAACCATTCTCTGAAAGATATGCATTGAACTGGTCACTCATGACAATTCCATTATTTTCAATCTCACTAGTGATTGTATCATCAATACGCTTCTGATTCTCATCAACAGTTGCCTGTGCATTAGTGATAAGTTCATCAATATTGTCAAGTCTCTTGTTAATCCATTCCTGTGTTTCACTGCTCAGCTTGTCGAGAAGTTCACTCGTATCAGATATGTATTTTTCCCATTCAGTCTGCTTGAGGTCATCCTTAGACTTTCTCAAGTTTTCACGTGCATTCTGGGCATTGAGTTTTCCTTCCTCAGAATTGTCACCACCAAAAGCCATCACCTGCTTCTGATAGTTAGAAACGTTCTTTGTCTTTTCCTCAATCGTTCTCTGATATTGATATGCTTCTAACTGCTTGCTTAACGCTTCTTTTCTCTTGCTTATTAGCTTGTTAAGATAGTTGAGCTGTTTATCATATCCATCCTTGATAAGAGACTTGATAGCTTCTCTTTCCTTATAGACATTATTGATTACATTTCTCTGTGTCTCAATAAGCTTATTCCTCTGGTCAAGATACTTTGTATTCATTCTGTCATCAGCATACTGATTGTCTAGTTCAGAAATAGCATTTCTATATTGCGTTGCCTGCTTAGTAAGAATATCAAGTCTTGAAGCCATGATACCCAAAGAAGCCATGGCAGAATCACGCATTTTGCCATTTTCCTCGAATCTGTCATTTCCACTGCTAAGTATGTTCATTAGGAATGAAAGTTCATCAGCTAAGTCATTAACACTGTCTTCCATTCTGTCAAACTGTTTCCAACTTACTTCCTTCATTGACTGGTTGAAATCAGCAAGAGATTTATTCATATCTTCAATTTTTCCATCAACATCAGATATGCTCTTTGTCATATCGTACCATGCCTTTGAATACATTGCGATTGAGCCATTTGCAAGTCCTTCAAGAAGTGAATTTTCGAGTGATTCTCTTTCCTCATTCATCTTTGCAAGGGATTCTTGTGATACGTTGATGAGTTCTCTATAATATTTCTCGCTTGACATAACACCTTTAGCATCTGCCGTGTCCATCAGCTTCTTCACCATTGTAGAGCGTGCGTCAATGTAATTAATTCTTGACTCAAACGATGTTGTAATGCTGTCAAACATGTCCTTTGCACTCTTTGATATTTCAACCTGTAGCTTAACGATATTTGTCTCAATATCCTTAATCTTGTTAAGCTGATTATAATATCCTTCTGAACCACTAGTAATGCCACTTGCTCCACCTGTAGATATCTGACCGAGGATTGATGTAAGTTCATTTTTCTCATTCTTGAGTTCACTAAGTATGGCAATGTTGTTATCTCTCTGATTTCTAAGAAGTGAATTTTCCTTGAGTATTGACTGATAATTGTTAAGTTCAATATTCTGTGACAATCTGTCATTAGCTTTCTCATACGTTGATATTCTGTTCTCGTATTCCTTAGCCTTGTTATCAAACTTCTTGATTAAAGATTCATCAAGTTCCCTCTCAAGTTCTTTCTGTTTTGTAAGAGCGTTCTGTGCCTTGTCATAATAATCCTTATACTTATTAATTTTCTTAACTAAGTTCTCATCTGAAACATCATTGATGTTATATTCTCCATTACGAACTCTAGCCGCCCAGTCAGAAGACAATCCAACCTTGTTAGCGGCGTTGATATAAGCATTATAGGCTTTACCTTGAGCATCCATATCATCTCTTGTCTGTGATATCTGTTGGTTAAGTGAAGAGTTTCTTGCACCCCATGAATTATAAACGTTATCTGCTACAGACTTAACTCTTGATAATGCTTCTTCAATTCTCTTAAGCTTTACTTCAATCCAGTCGAATGTAGTAGGTTCTTTATTATCACTGCTTGATGATGAGCCTTTCTTTGAACTTGAACCTTTCCTTGATGAAGATTTAGATGATTTTCTTGATGAAGAAGATTTTCTTCTTCTTGTTGTCTTCTTTGTTGTTTTCTTCTTCTTTTTCTTCTTACTGCTACTGCTTCCACTTCCAGATAATAGTCTCCCTCTTATTCCTGTAGAGAAAGCATTACCAGAAGCATATGAGCCACCACTACCATTAATAGAGCCATTTTCAAGAAGCTCTTTTGTCTGCAAATGATTGAAGATAATATCACCCTTGCGATAATCGAACATTTCTGCTCCATTATCTCCAACAGTGAAGTATTCACCGTTTCTAACAACAAGCTCCTGTCCTAATTCACCAACAAGAGCCTTTCCAGAGTCGGCTTGCTTTATTCTTCCTCTTGTTCCCTGTGCAAAAGCATATCCAGTGAACGTTCCAGTTGCCATCTGCATTCCAGTGAATCTCTGGTGCTGACCACCGCTACTTTTAGATGATTTCTTCTTACTCTTACCACTACCAGATGATTTCTTAGATGATACACTTCCGCCTGCAAATGCGATTCCTGCCAATCCTTGCTGTCTGAACTGAATAGTAACGGTTTTAGTTGAAGGTATCTTAGAAATCTCATTCTTAACTTTCTTAGCTCCACTTAATGCTTCTTTTGTGTTGAGTTCAATCTTCTTTTTTGTTGGATTGTAATTTTCCCAACTGCTCTTGTCAACATTGAGCTTCTTTTGAATATCGCCTTGACTTAATGAATCAATCTGACTCTTAACCTTCTTAGCAGATGTATCAGCATTAAAATTAAGGTTAAGAGTTTTTGCTATTGTTCCACCCTTATCCTTCTCATTAAATGAACTTATAGCATTCTTAAGCTGATTATTTGCAGCATCAAGTTCGGCTTGATTAACTTCAAATCCAATGCTTTTCTTTATTTCAAGATTATTGAGCTGCTGTGCCGCCTTATAGACATTCTGAAGGGCACTTAATGCTTCTCCTGTATCACCTTTGATAGTATCTGTCTTAATTTTCATGACAGCCGGTCTTTCAGCTTGGTTCTTTGCATTAAGAAGTGAATTGAATATGTTCAGTGCTTCTTCATATCCTTCAACACCAACCTTAAGTTTTCCTTTTTTGCTTAGTTCTCCTAGTTTCCCTTCAAAATTACTGTAGAGTGAATCAATTTGGTCAGTATTCATAGTACTGATTCCAAAGAAATCAATACCTTTTAATGAAGAGAATTTAGATTGTAATGTCTGAAGGTCATTTGTCATCTTGACAACTTGGTCTGTATCATGAATATCATATGTTAGTCCGCCACCAGAAATCTTTGTTGCACTGACACCTTGCTGAACATCAATGACATCTTGAATGTTTTTCTTTGTGTCCTCAAGTGACTTGTTATATGAATCATACTGCTCCTTAGATATACGCAATGAACCGTTTCCATCATTAAATTCCTGCTTAAGAATCTTCTGTGCTTCTGTAACCTGTGTAAGACTTTCCTTGGCTCTATCAAGATTTGAAACATCAATGTTTAAGTCCTTAAACTCTTGACTCTCCACCAAATTACCATCAAGGTCTCTACCTTCATACATCTTCATGACGTTCTGGTCATTCTTAATAGAAGATATGCTATCATTTGCCTTTTTTTGACGTTCATTAATGAAGTCTGTTTTCGCCTGTTGCATCTGTGCTATACCATCAGAAGCTACATCAACATCAAGTTTTCGTTCTTTTGCAGATTCAACCCACATCTGAACAACATCTTTTGAAACACCTAACTTCTTAGCCGCTTCTTCGGCATTGATTGAACCAGTGATAACGCCGTTTGCATCCTTTGAAAGTTGACCAATTCTTATGAGGTCATTAGCCATATTCTCAAAGCCCTTGCTACTTTCAGTGAAATATCTCTGCTGATTTCTAAGAGCCTTATCGTCATACAGCTTAGCAATCTCTTGAGCATCCATCTTATCGAGTTCAGTCATACTCTTGCCAGTAAGCATAGCCGTATATGACATGAATCTTTCGTCACCAACACGACCTTCATCACGTAGTTTCTGCATGTCATCTTTGTTAGACACCATGGACTGATAATTCGCATCAAGAGGTTGGCTTGACATAGCGTTAGTCCACTGCGTCATAAGGCTAGTTGCACCTTCAGCTTCTGACTTGAGTCTTTCTAGGCTTCTTATCTGACCATCAATAGCATCTCTCTGTGAGATGAGCTGATTATATTCATCAGTTCCCGCAACAGCTTTGCCAATACTTTCAGATATTCCAACATAATCATTTGATAATTCCTTTATTTTGTTGTTGTAAGATTCAATCTTTGAACTTGCAATCTCTTCATTGTATTTATGCAATTCTTTATAATTAAGTCTTACACCATCATCTGTATTCTCAAATAATGAGTTCTCATTAAAGCTCTTTGCTTCTGAATAGTATTGCTTGAGCAAATTAATAGTATCACTTCTCAGTCCAGATGATGATACCGCTTCATCAAGATATTTTGCCTTTTGAAGCTTGTCCATAACGGATAACAAATCTTCAAGGTCATTTGTCATTGACTTGATGTCATCTTTGTTCTGTTCTGAAATAGTGCTCCATCTTGTACCATCATCCTGCATTGATTTTAAATAATCCTGAAATTCAGATGCCGTAATTCCTGCATCTTCCAACGCACCCTTAAGGTTTTCAGAACCATTAATCATGTTCGTAAAATCTGTTTCATTGCTCGTGTTAGCCAAATCAATCAACTGGTCTCGTGTCTTTTCTATTCCATCTGTGCTGAAAATCTGACTAAATTTTGATGAGTAATAGTCAACAGGGTCTGTCAGCTTCTGCATCTGGTCAACAAGGCTCTTATTCTTGTTATAAGTGTCAACTATTTCCTTCTCATCCTTTGTATATGAGCTTGCTTTCTTACCACTATCCTTTATCTCATCATACGCTGTTTTGAGTTTCTGATTATACTCAATAATCTCTTTTTGATAGTTTCTAAGATTGTCGGTACTCTTGCTAAAGCTATTATCTATATCCTTGAACTTGTTAGAGTCCACCTTGTTTTCATCAATGAGTTTATTTCTTTCCTTGACAAGCTGTTTATATCTCTCTATTGCCATAGGAATGTTGCTTTCTCCAACGTTATCAAAGTTAAAGAACTTCTGTGGTGATGATAACTGATAACTTCCATCGCTCTTAAGATGATATCCTGTCTGATTGTTTCTGTCCTTGACGTATTCTAAACTTCCAAATACGCCACCAACATCCTTTCCGGTTCCTTCACGAAAATCGTATTTCTTCTTTTCCGCATCAATTGTATCTTTTGCAAGTTCCTTTGCATCATTACCTTTTGTCTTTTCAAGGATTTTTTCCTTCTGATTAAGAAGACTTATCTCTTCCTTAAGACTTGATATTCTGTTCTGGATTGTCTTGTTCCCTTGAACATCATCTCTGTTTTCGAGTCTGCTCAATTCAGATTTCTTGCTGTCTCTCTGTTCTTGTACTTCCTGTAATTTCTGTTTTGTTTCAGCTAGCTTTGAATCAGCATCCTTCATCTTCTGGTCTAGGTCACTCTGCGATGGATTAAATTTCTTATACGTATTTACAGCTAACGCAATAGCTCCAAATATTGCCATTGAAGCAGCCATGTTTACAGCCATTGAAACAAGCGTTGAAGCAAATGAAGCAGCTCCCGTTTTCAATGTTGAGAATATAGAACTTTGTGTCTTAAGTGAAGCATTCAGTCCTTCCATTGAGACTTTTGTTGATTCTGCCGCATTTCTAAGCTCGGCAAGATAATTATCCTTTTGCTCTTTAGTAAGAGGACCCATCATATCATATTTATCATTGATTTCTTTTATTAATGACTGTCTTTTTTTATACTGCTCTTTGAGGTATTCATTTATACCGGGTCTTCTAGCAGCCTTGTTTGAATTAAATAAATCATCAATATTGAATGCATCCTTTGGACTTAATGCACCACTTGCAAATTCTCTCATTGACCTTTCATTAAAGTCATTGATAAGGTTGTTCTTAGTTTCGCCACTGATACCTGTAAGGTATTCTCCTAATGATGTAGACTGTGATAAAGCCTTGCCTAGATTCTTCACGTCTCCGCCAAAGACTTTCTTGAACTTATTTCTATCGAAGTTAAGGAAAGTTTTATCACCAAGATTATTCATCTCATCAAATCCTACGAGAGACTTGCCCTTAAATGCAGAAATTGCAGATAACACAAGTGGAATCTGTGTGATGGCACCTCCGGGAATACTATTAAACAATCCAACAAGCTTTTCTAGAACACCAAGCAATCCAGATAATGCGTCAACACCACCTTTGATGACATCAGTATTGAGAATCTTCTGCCATACACCAGTTCCAGTTTCCTGTAATCTGTTAAGCTTAAAAGCAAGACTGTTAGTAGCCTTGTCAAATTCTCGCATAGCAGAACCAGAAGATTCTTCGGCTGTTTTTGTTGCCTTTTCAACATTCTTCCAGTTATCAAGAATTGCCATACCAATATTAGAGTTTCTTGCACCAAATAAGTCCTTTGTGACTGCCGCACGCTGTGTATCAGAAAGAGTCTTCCATGCTCCGTTCAAGTCCTTAAGATAGTCATATGTGCTCTTGAACTGTTTTCTTGTGCTGTCTGTATAAGCAGAAACACCAGTAGCAGCTTCTACCTTTCCGACTTTCTTTTCATCACGAGCATACATTGATAATGTCTTGAGTGCATTACCTACCTTTGGTGCGTTCTGAATGATTTCCTGTGCACCAGTACCTAATCCGATTGCTTGTGAAAGTGAGTTTCCACCTGCCTTAAGAGCAGAAGCTGAATTTTGCAAAATCTCTGCAATATCGTTGTTGTTTGCAGCAAAGTTATTACCGACTTCATTAATTTTACTTCCTACCTTGTCAAGCACGTTTGATGCATTAATTCCTTCGGATTCATATGCCTTCATGACTGATACAAGCGTTTTCTGTGACAATTCAGTGTCCATTTCTGGTGAGATGGTTTTGAATATTGACGTTGACTTAGCCAGTTCTTTTGAATCTCTCATAGAATAGCCTAATTGCGCCCAGTTTGCGGTCTGTCTGATAACTGTATTAGTAGACACACCTAAGTTTTTAGCCATTCCATTAGCTTCATAATAAAACTTCTTATATGTATCTCCACTTTCATTCGTAACTTTCTTTAAGTCAGTCATTGAAGCGTCAAGGTCTTTGATTGTATGAATTGCCCGTCTTCCCTGAGATATGAGGGCGAATACTGCCCCAGTAGCGGTAATCCAATGTGAGAATTTAGAGATATTTGACTTAAGTTCATCTTTCCAGTTCATGCCGGTCATGCCATTTGCATTGATTGTCTGTTTTCTTGCTATAAACGACTGTCTGATTTGCTTTAAGTCATCCTTGCTTAAATCATAGGAGGATTGAATCTGCTCCATCATTGAAGTGATTGCATTCTTGCTGTCGCTGTCCATTCTTGAGTTCTTGCCAAGATAATTACGCATTTCCTCATATGTCTTCAGCTTTGCATTTGAATCGGCAAGCTCACCTTTTCTCTTGTTCATGAGAGAGATTATTGCATTGTCTTTAAGCTCCTTTGAACTTCTGTCAAGCATTGACATTGCCATGTTCTTTGCTTCATAAGGGACTTCCGTCATGCCCTTAGATTTCTCCTTGAGCATATCCTGGGCTTCAATCATCTTCTTGTAATTCTTAACAACATCATCTGCGTTGTCTCTGATTGCCGTCTTAAATTCCTGAGTGCTTAATTCACTAAATTTAATACCATGATTAATCAAGTCGTTTTGCAGACTCATGTACTTAGTCTGCAAATTGGAAAGAAAATCATATCCGTTATCTTCACTTAATGCAGATACTCTCTTATTTGTTATTTTCCTTGCATCATTCAATGAAGCCATTGCTTTATCAAGCATGTCATTATCATTCATGACAAAGTTTCTGTTTAAGCCATTAACAACTCTCTTGTCAGCTTTACCACTCTTTGTGCCGTACAGCTTCTCTGTGATTTGAGATATCTTGTTATAATAGTCAACATAACTGTCATAGTCCTGTTTTCTGAACTGCTCAATTGCACCCATTGACCATTTCTGGTTCTTAACACCGCCCGCTGCAATCATCTCTTGCATCTTGATGAGGTTCTTAGGGTCATATGGCAATTGTCCATTAAGTGAACTACCACTGCTAGATATGGCTTTGTTTACCTTATCCCTTAATTCATTGACACCAGTAACTTTCATCTTGCTCACATCAACTTTTGATGGAGTAACGTTGAATGTTGTCTTGTTTATTGCTTCCTTTACTGCATTCTGGACATTCTTAATCTCACTATTAAGCTTGCCTTTATCAATGGTAACGGTTATCTTTGCTTTAATATCAGCCATTACTTAACCACCTCTTTATCTTTTGTTGAGCATTCCGACATTTCCCTCTTCCTGCTTAACGATTCCATCCTTGCTAAAATAGTTTCCAAACTTAGAGGTAGCATCAATATCATTGTATATGCTAATCATTTCAATAGATTCCCACTGAAAGAAATCCTTGATAATGTCAGATGGAATGTTTGCTTCTGCTAGCATCGTACAACAGTAATGTCTTAGACTATGAAAATAGAAAGGCTTTCCAAATAATCTAGTGAACTGTTTTGTCCACTGGTCTAATGAGCTTCTTCTTCTCCATTTGTTTGTCTTGTTATCTCCAACACCCTGTGTGACGAACATATCATCATTTCTGATTCCTAGTCTCTTTCTCTCTTCTCGCCAGTTGTCGATATATGGCTTTACCTGTGCAAGCACGAACTTAGGTACAAGCTTTCCCTTTTTTCCATGACCTTTTGTTCTGATTCTGTCTGTCTTGTACAAAGCACCATCAAACTCAAGATGGTTATCATCAAAATATGACATCTTCATCTGCAAAAGCTCTGACTTTCTCATGCCACTAAACGCAGCAATGGCAATAGCACAAGCCTTTTCGTATTCAGCCATTTCAGTAAGGTATCTAAGAACCCTGTCTACATCACTCACGGTAAGGATTGTCTTATCTCTTACTGGCGTGTTGGTAGGGGACTCGATTTTACATATTACGTTTCTATAATTAGGGTATTCATCATCAAGCATATTCTCAATATAGTTTGACATTGATGAAATACATGATTTGACTCTCTTTATTCTCTTGGGTGACCACCCTAATGTGTTGATACAGTAGCCTTGGAAATTAACAAATTCCTTTTTTCTGATATCAACAAAGAATCTGTTTCTGTTATTCTTAAGATTCCATACAAAGAAAATATTAATGTCATTTCCATACTGCTTTATGGTCTGAGGTGACTTATCTACGCTTGCAAGGTAATAGAGAAAATCATTCTTTAATGCGATATTTCTCTTATTGACCCTGTCAATGTCTCCCTCTTCAACTATTTTGTTATATACTGTTTTTCTCATTGAAAAGTCTTTTTCTCCTTTCCTTCAATATTTATTAATTATGAATATTCAATTCCATTTGAATTTTCATTTAGATATTCAATCAATAATGGAACAGCTTCACTATCCCATTCTTCCTGCCATACAGAACCATATGGTGTGCCGACTTTCATCACCCTTGACACACCATGCTGTCCTCCGAATGCTGTTCCACGGAAGATGGAAGATTCAGTTTCTCCTTTTCTTTTTTTATCATGGTGCATGTATGATGGTCTCGATATATAACCAATCCTTCCGCTATCATAACTTGCTATGTTGTTTACAAGTGCATTTTCAAGCTGATACTGTCTCTGGTATGCAAGAGGTTGATATTCGTGATAATAGTCAAGCAATGCTGCTTCCCAATAGGCACTGGAATCACCTCTGTTGAGGAACTTCTTGTTAAGCTTCTCAAGTGCATTTGCGACATCTTTCTTGACCATTGCTTCAATCTCGCTTTTCATGTCATCCATGTATAATGCACCGCCTTATTTATTGAATTTGTTATTGTTGTTATGACAATAAATTATTGTTATTATTGTTTTCATCATCATCCTGTTTGTCTTCATCTGATGAATCATCGTTAGCAAGTCCTAACGCATTCACAAGTTCTGCAATGATTGGACTTCCTTCAATTTCAGCCTGTGTCTTTGGAATTTCTTCAAGAAGCTTCATGATTGAAGAAACATCAGTGTCAGCAATCTGTGATTCAATGATGTCAATAAGTCCCTTGATTCTATAGATAAGTGAAGGAATTGTATCTCTTTCCATTTCCTTTGCGTTTTCCAATGCTTCATTATAGAATTTCATGATGTCATGAAGCTGTGCTCTTGCGAATCCACGGCATCCCTTAACCATTTTGTCTACATCAATGTCACAGATGTATTCATAGATTACATCAAAGCTCGTATCTCCATTATTAGGGAGAATGTCAAAAAGATTTGTATAATACGTTGCAAAAAGAATCTTGAAGTAAACGTCTCCTAGGATGTCTAGTTTATCAACGTTATCGGCAAGAAATTCATATGTCTGTTCCCTGAAATTAATAACTTCCTCAAATGTGAGCTTCTTGCTAGTAATCTTAAGTTTCTTATCTTCCTTGTTTACTTTTTCTTCATCATTATGTGTATCAGAAGTGTTTCTTTCAGCTGTGCTGTCTACTTCAACTTCGCTTACTGTCTTCTTTTCTGTTAATTCTTTGTTTTCCATGTTTCTTTTCTCTCCGTTCATTCATTAATTTGAGTTTGTTTGTTTTTAACTATTGATGTGAGAAGTGACTTTATATTCCATCTATATCTTGTTCTCTTCTTCTCCCCATCAATCTCAATTCCGTTATAATCAATCAAGTCATTCATATTGAAGCTTTTCTTTCCGATTCTTGCTATCATCTTAAGAAAATCCTCAATTCCGATATAAAACGTTCTCTGCGTTCCATCTTTCTCGTTTCTGAAATTAAGTATGAATCCAGAAATGACATTTCTCTTTCTTGCATATTTGCTTAATCCAAGTATCTGATGCTTGTGTATCATTCTTTCCTGTATGTCATCATCATCAAGGGTTATATCTTCAAATCCCATGTATTTCTCTTTTGTTGACTTTAATTCAAGAAATGACATTACACCAAATTCAGTGTCAAAAAGTATAAAATCACATATGTTCTTATGGCTAAATTTTGCACTTTTCATGAATGACTGTGCTTCATCTCTAAGTCTTATGTTTATTAAAGAATCATCACACTCAACTGATTTCTTATAATCATCCTCAAAAATCTTGCCTGTATTCTTTCTCTTTTTAGTGTTCACGTTCGCACCACTCTTTGTAAAGATTTCTAATCAGTTCACTCTTTTCCCACACAAAATAAAGTCTATTATTAGTAATAATTACATCCTTGAGATATTTCTTGCTCTTAGGATTGCTATAATAGAATGTATTCTGCATCATATTGGAAATATAGACAGAATCCTCAACCTCATAGAATGAATCAAACAATTCACTGTATTCTCTCATTTGCAATCTCCATTCATTCATCAAATAAAATACGAATAAAAAAATAGGGGATATACAATAAATGATTAGTTTAATGTATATCCCCGAATGAATAATCTTTTATCCATATTCTATTGTTAAAACCTTTTCAACTAATCACTTATTTGACTGTATCTTTTGTTGTCACTAAATCTTTGCTTTCAATGATTTCCTTTTTCTTCCTATATGTAAGAAGCTCTCCGATAAGCTGTCTATATGTATCAGTGAAATTCTCCCATCCTGTGATGTCACACTTATCAAGAATATCAAGTGCTTCATCCTCATTAATCAGCTTCGCAGCATATTCTGTCATTGCCAGATGAATGCGATAATGGTTGCTTGACTCGCACAGAATCTTCCATGGAGTATCATTTTCATTGCCACACTGACATGTCTCATAATCATTTCCGCATACAATACATTTAATCTTGTACATCATTCACCTCAAAAATAGGAAAGGGGAGGGTGCTCATTCCTCCCCTAACAATTTTCAGTAATCTGTCCTTGAGCTATTATCTATTCAGCTATGATATTATTCAGCAATGATGAATGAGTATAAATCATCATTTTCATCACAGTATGATTTGAATAAATCAACAGTGAATGGATGTTTACCATCAAATTTGAAAGCAGTTTCAATTGAAGATGGGTCAATCTTAGCCTTTGGTGATACAATGTAGCCAAGAACTTCTTCTTCAGTGCATGGGTCTTTGAAGAACAGTGAAGCCTTGAACCCAGTAACTTTAGGGAAGTTATTTGCCTTATTTGTTACTTTTACAGCATTAGAATCTACTTCCTTGTTGTATTCAACGTAGATTTTTGAACCATCTGGAACAGTAGCTGTATCAACACTAATCTGTTTATCTGAAATTGCGAACTTGCCTTCTGCGGCAGATGCATTTGCTGTAAGCTTCTGTGCAATGTTGTTATTTCTTAATACATAAACTGTTCTGATTTCACCTTTTGGTGTACCTACTAATGTAGCTTTGCCACCTGCAACAGTTAATGTTTCATCGGCAGGAACTACAATCTTGTGGTCAGCAGAAGCAACTTCTTTTGTAGCACCCATCTGAACGGCATATAAATCTGTTGAGAATAATGCATTTGAAGCTGTAAACTGTGCCGTCTTAGCCTTGTACAGTTTCATGATTTCAGTACCCATAGCATCCTTTACTGAATCATTTTCAGCGGTTGTCTTTAATGTAGCGTCTTCTAACTTTGTAAGACGTGCAATGACTGTGTTGTCTGCTAAATCAGTAAATTCAACATATCTGAATTTGTATGGTACTAATTCATTGACATTAAATGTTTTTGCCATTATCTATTTTCCCCCTATATTTTTTCATAATAAAAGACTGACGATTATATCTCGCCAGCCCATTCAATTTCTTTCTTGTCTATATCCTTAAGGTCAATACCGAACCCAGAATATCCACTCTGCAATAACAGTTGTGCATTCTTTATCTTTGATACACGCTTTACGCTGTCCATGAATGCATATATATTCATGTCAAATACCGTGACATCATCTCTCTTGAATCCATCGCTATTAACCATAGCCGATATGAGATTCATGAGATTTGAGACATAAGGCTTATCCTTGTTCATCATGTATTCTTCTTTTTCATCTTCAATCTGAGCAAGCTTTGTAACCTCATTTGCCGGTCTGTCATGCTTTTCCTCAAATCCATATGTATCTCTTATAATCTTGCATATCATCTTGTATGTATATTCATCAACTATAATCTGATATTCATATGGTTGATTCTTGTTTCTGTTCGGTTTTCCCTTTTTTCTAAATAAACCTTTTTTAGACTTATCATCATAATAAGCACCGCCTACATCCTGAGAATCTTCATCAAAAACAGCCACGTCCTGAACTAGAACGTAGCTGTCTATCTCTTTATTGTAAACCTTTTTCATAAGTGAAAAATCAACTATATCTCCAAAGAGTATTCTGGTCTTTTCTTTTGTAAGGCTCGGTGCAAGTATATCTGTAAAGAAATTCCATTGGTTTATTTCAGTCCAGTCTACTCCAACATCCCACAGTTGCCATTTCATGTTTGTTGGTTGTTCCACTATGGTGAAACACATGGAGTAGAAGTCTTGTTCTCCATAGTCAACAATCTCTCCCAATGTAGGCATATGAATATGTATGTGCTCATTGACTATATACGGATTTCCCCTATATAGCTTAAGCTTGTCTATTTCCAATTAGTCAGTCTCGCAAAGAGAATAGTTTATATCATTGCATACAAACTTCATGTGTCTTGTAGAGAAATTATTGTCATATGTATCTTCAACACTTGAAAGGAGAACCAATTTTCCAAGTGATGCATTTGTCTTCATGTACTTAACAAAGTTCCCGTTAAGTTCCTTATCAATCAGCTTTGCAATATAATCATTTCTGTTATCAGATATTGAAGGGTTGTCAACAATCATATGGTCTTTGTGAGAGAATATGATTACATGAAGCTCCGCATCAACATAATTGTTGTTCTTCATCTGATAAATGTTTGCAAGTATGCAAATGAATGTTATCGTCTTGTCAATTGTAGTAGGGAACTTATAGAAATTATATATTGATGGAGTGAACCCTTTTGCCGATGTCATGTTGCTGTTCACCAGAAATATTGGATTCCACCCCTTTTCATTCATGGAAGGATTGTCAATTGCGTTTACTATTTCAGCATTGGATAAAATCTTTCTTGTAGTCCATTGCTTAAGGGCTGTGATAATTGTGCTGTTAGCCATTCTACATACCTCTCACAAGAAGTGACAATGAACATTGTTCATATATTCCTTCACTATCAGAAAGCGTAACCTTGACATGCTTTCCAAGAAGTTCTTCATTGTCAGTGCCTATAGTCATTTCTTTCTTGTCAGATGAATAGGTTACAGAAAGATTTTCATTGTTATCACTTTCAACTTTCCACAATGGTGTGACATTATCACTTGTTTCATCATCACCATTAAAGAAATGTGCCTTAAGATTCGTTCCTACATATTCTGGTATGATGTAATCAAAATCAGACTCAATCTTTGAATATTTCTTCTCATTCGTTCCTTCATCTGGTTTGTCTTTACTTTCATCATGTCCTGTGCTGCTGTTAATCTTATAGTAATCGCATATATGAAGTTCTGTGTTATCTGTCTCAGTGTTGAGCATTGTCTCGCTCATCGTAAGGACGATATATCCCTCACCATTGAACGTATTCTCAACATCATTGACATTATCTACACGATAGACTGTATGCTTGTCTTCAATTGCTGAAATAAAGAATCTGTCATCAGCTCTTATCTTTGCAGTTTCCTTATCAAAAGGAATGAAAATCTGGCATTTTGTCTTATCTGTAGTGTATACCTTATTTTCTTTGATTAATGAAGAGTAGGGGAATGAAAGAATTGAAGGTCGTGTAATGATTTCCTTGTTTTCGTTCATCCATTTCAGTTCATAGTTGCACTTCTTCATGATTCCTTTCTGATATACATCTTCATCCGAATCTGTTGAAGTGACCATCCACGTTCCATACCATTTGATTATCTCACCACGCTCAATATGTTCATTTGGCATACATGAGAAATGCTTGGTATCCTTGTTCTCTGTGGAAACTATCGTAAGATATCTTTCTTCTTCATCAACCATTACTTTCTTGCATGACGGGTTTTCTAATGCATGTCTTTTTATTCTGTCCTGCATTTTATATATGGAACGCTCACGCATAGAACTTCCATGCAGTTTTGTTCTTTTTCTGAATAAATCCATGCAATCACCACCCATTCTTATTGCTGATATCATTGAGTATGCGAATAGCCTTGAACACCTCGCTTTTGCATTCCCTGTGGGTATATTTGTCATCCCATCTTAGATATGCAAGGATGTTGAAGTAGTCCATCATCTTAGGCTCGCTGTCAATGATTCCAAATAGGAACTGAAAGCCACTCAGTTCAGCCATGAGTCCGTCAAGATACAAGAAATATGAATCATTGCTTTTCTTGTTTATTGCTTCTTCCTTAAGTGGCAGTATCTTATATGTCTTATTGACAAGATACTTGAAATAACTCCCAATATTCTTATCAGATATATTCTCCGTGAATGCTAGCTTTTCCAACTTGTATAGTCCTCATCAAGAAGAGTATATTCATTCACAAGAAGACGCACTCTTTTCTGTGTGTCATAATAGAACTTCTTAACGGCTTCAAGCATACCTTTTGGGCTGTAAGCCTTGAAGTCACTTGTGTTAAGAGTATTGATAAGATTATCGGCATTATTCATATATGGTTCAAGCCAATCCAGAAGCATGTAATTGGCTAGAATCTTCTGCTCGTAGCTGCTCAAGTCATTCACAAAGCATTTATTTTCATTGTCAATATCAAGTCCCGTCTTGCAGTATGGCTTGAATGTCTCAACAGATTCCATTAGCCCACTTTCAAGAAATTCATTAAGCATATCGTCATCATAGTTTGCAACATCAATGTCATCTATTTTTCTTAGGAACTTGTCATAAATGTCCTTAAATTTTGTCATATATCTAAACTACGCTTCGTCAAATTCTACATCTAACAGCTCTGAAAGAGTATTAATCTTACTTAAGCTGTCAATATCGCCAGTCAGAATGAGTTCTTGAGCACGGTTGGCGATTGTTTCCTTGAATCCTTCTGGAACTTTTTCAATTTCCTTCTTAAGCTCGCTCTTAGGAAGGTCAAAGATAAAGTCAAGAGTCTCTGGTGACTGATATTTTGATACATATGAATCATCTACGTGCAATGATGCATAAATCATTTCTGGTGTAAATTCATCATCACCTTCAACAATAAGCCATCCGTTTGTGAAGTATTTCTTTGAAGTTCTTCTTACTTTCTGCAATTCCTCATATGTGAGGTAAATTTCATCTCCATTTTCAAGAGTGAAGTCAATGTCATTGTCTCTTGTTCTTACAACAAGAGTTCCTACAGTTCCAGACTTGACAACAAATTCCCTGTCTTTAGGAATTGTAACTCTTTTCTTTGGTGTCTTCTTTTCAGCTTTCTTTGCCACATTAGAATCAACTGAAACAGAAGCTTCTGGTGTATTTTCTTTCTTAACAGCAGCCTTTGTCTTTCTTGCAGTTGTCTTTCTGGCTGTTGTCTTTTTCTCTTTATTTTCTTCCAATTTCTAATCTCCATTCATTCCGTTTTTTAAATTTATAATTTAATTAAAAAGGGGATTGATAATCCCCTTAAAATAGTATTTTTATCTATGCAGATAATACTATGCTAATTCGTAAACAGCCGCACCCTTGTCAGCAAATACAACGGCTACACCAAATTTGGCGAACATCTTGTATTCCTGTGTTAAGTCTGCATTTTCTTCTGGCATTACTGGAATGATTAATGTTTCTCCTTCATTTACAAACTTAACGAACTGGTCATCAGTTGCAACTACATATAATTTGTTAGGGTCTAATACGAAAGTATCTGTACCAACCTTATGAGCGTTCTTCATAGCAATTACTGGGTTTTCACCAATATGTCCATAGTAGCCCATAGAATATAAGTCTTCTTTAGCAGAAGTCGCTTCGGCACCTTTGATACCTGTGATTTTTCTTACAGCCTGCTTAGAACCTAAGACAACAGCAGTCTCACCAGTAGTTGCTTCAACATGGTCAATTAATTCAATTAATTTATCTTCTGCAAAAGCACCAGATACCTTGTATGGAGTAGCCTTTTTAGCAAATGCAGCCTGTACACCATTGTACATTGCTTCGGTAATTGCTTTTTCAAATGACTGAGCAGCTTTATCAATAAGTTCATTGATATCAACCTTGCCACCTAAGATTCTGTCTAATTCCTCATAAATGGCGATGCCTTTACGAGTAGTTGTTACAGTAATTACTTGTCCGGGTAATGCTCTCTGTCTTCTTAATGCCTGTGTACCATTGGCTACATCAGCAACAACAAATAAGCTGTTATCCTTAACTTTGAAAATAGGTGTATCACCTTCGGCTAAGTTTCTCTGTTCAACATATTTGAATAATGGGTTGTCTTCACCTAAGCCTTCAAGAACAGTCTGAGTTACGGCTTCTTCAATTAATGTGAATAATCCCTGACATTTACCATCACGGATAGCACGGTAATCTAACTTTGTAGAACCACCATTCAATTCAACCAAAGCCTGTCTGATTGATTCTCTAGCGTCAGCAGTAGAATAGTTTCCTGCTACAGTGCCATTGTGATGGTCAACGATTAATTTAATTAATTCTTTATTATCCATTTTCTTTCCTCACAATCCTTTAATTTTAATTAAGCAGCAGCCTTGCCTACTGAAACTACTTCATAAGATACTGTATCGCCATTCTTTTCAATAACCTTAAGAACAACGTCACCAACAGCTACAGTCTTATTTAATGCAGTAGAATCTGATGAATGATAAATCTTAAAATGGTCACCAGCAGTAAGTAAGATACCTCTTGCATTTGTTCCTGCTTTATTGATAAAGTCGTATTCAGTAAGTCTTTCATCGTATAATACTTCTGGTGAAGCAACTAAGCAGATTCCAGTTCCAGTAGCAGTACCTAATGCAACTTCGGTAGCCTTATGTACTTCTCTCTGACCTTCAACTAAATCGCCTAATGCTACGAAAATACCATTTTCAGCATCAACTTCATTAGTTCCTTCACTGTCAACTACACGTAATGTAACGATTTTAGAACCAACTTTTGTTGCTGCAACGTTTTCTAAAACAACATATTTTGCCATCTTCTAATCTCCTTTTTTTAATTTAAAAATGCTTTAAGATACCACCATAATTTATGGCATCTTCATTTGTATTTCCATCTGATACACTAAACTTAAAATCCTTTTCAGCATTATCTGTATTTTCTTCATGCTGATTAATTAGTGCAAATTTTCCAACAAGAACAAGACATTCCTTATCTAAATCTTCAAGTGAATAATTAGCCTTGTTCTTTACAAGTTCATCAAATTCACTTGAACCTTTTAATGATTCAGAATATTTTGCTAGAATCTCATCTTCTTTTTCAGATTTAATTCTCTTTTCATTGTCAACTTTATACTGTTCAAGTTCAGCAAACTTGTCAGATGGATATTTTTCCTTATAGGCTTCAAGTTCTTTCAATGCTTCGGCTTTTGCATTTGCTTCAATTAAGTTCATCTCATCCTTAGTGAGATATCTTGCAAATACTTCCTCAGCATCTCCAAGTTCTACCTTGTCTTCATTAACTTTGTATGATGCACGTTTTTTACATGTATAGTCATTTGAATTATCTCCATATGAATAGAAACGTTCTTCAAAATAAACATATTTTTCATCATAATCCATTAAACATTTGTCTAAATAGCCAGTCTCTTTACCAGTAGCTTCATCATTGACAACACCACTAACAAGTGCTTCACGGAACTTTTTCTGTTTATCAGAATCGAGCATGTATCTTTCCTCGATGATGCCGAAATTTTCATCATCAACGTTACCATTTTCCTGTTCTGGTTCAGTAGGTTCATTTTCTGGTTCAGTAGTATTGCCTTGTTCTGGTTCAGTTGGCTTGTTTTCTGGTTCAGTAGTAGGCTCGTTTTCTGGTTCAGTATTTCCAGAGAACTGTGCCTTCTTGTTATCTTTAGTATTTTTGTTCACTTTTTCACCTTCTCTGCTCATTTCAAGCATAAATTCATCAAGCATAGTCGAGAACTGTCTCTTGAAATTCTCTGTAATATCATCATGCTTAGAGTAAAGACTTACGCTCGCATTCTCAAAGCATGGTTCATCTCTTTCCAAGATGCATAGTGCTGTAAAGACAAAGTCCTTGATATTGACATATCCATCATCCGTTCTCTCATAATCATATACATCAATTTCCATTGACTGTGATAGAGAACCTACTTCCTTGATATGTTCATACCCATACTGTCTTTTCCACAAAATTGCGTTAGCGAAAAGGCATTTCTTTGTCTCGCCATCAACAACTTCATCTTCATACCAGATTTTTGCACTTTCTGGAATAACACCAAATGGTGTCGTTTTATTGTAAAGAACAATATTGTTCTTATCATCTTTCTTTACGCCTAAATCATGACCGCCAAATTCATTCTCATCACCATCATAATGACCAACAATAGGGATGTTCTTTAATGTCTTGCAAGCATTAGTGAGAACATCTTCTGAAATAATTGTTTTGTTTCTGTTCTTTCCCGTATAGCAGATAAGAACATTTGCCTTTGCAAATCCAGAATCATGGTCAGAATCATCAATGTCTGAGAATTTAATATCAAAGTCAAGATTCATCTTTGTATGTTTTTTCGACATTATTACCCCCATATATGACAACAGATAGTTACATGAACATTGATAATTTCTTCGTGAATGTTACTTTTCCTTTGAATTTTCCTAAATCATCTTTAGAAAATTTCTTAGTGATGTTGCCATCATACTCAAATGTGTATAATGTATGAGCGTCATCAACAGATTTCAAATCAACTGGAACATAACCATTTCCAATCATCATGGCAACAACATCATCATCCATTGTCTGAACATATAATCTTTCCATTCTATTCATTCTCTCTTCCTTCTTCTGTCTTTTCAGAAGGCATCTTACCGACAGATTCATTTGTAGGTCTGCCTGCATCGCTTGTTGTATCAACAACGCCACCTGAAAGAGTATTTGATGATATCAATGGTCTGTTAAACATTTCCGTTCCAACCTTAAGCACATCATTCTCAATAAATGACATACCTATGACATCGGAAGGTGACATACCAATGTTAGCAGCATATCTTAGCTTAGCTCCCGCAACACCATATGTAGCAGCCTTCAAGTCTCTATCAGTGACATCCTTGATATTGAAAATGGATGCATCAGTAAACTTAATCTTAAATTTATAAGACTTATCAATACTCTTTATTCTCATATTGAAATAATTTTCAATCTGATTAAGCATTGACATTGCAATCTGTTCATTTGGCTTTACTGAAAGTGCAAGGGAAGAGCTTGAAGTAGCCTTAGAACTTCCGAATAGGAGAGGGGACGTACCGCTGTCAAACCAGAACTGACTCTCGGCATCAGCAAGTTCAACAGTCCCTGCATTCTTGCCAGTATTAAAGGTAAGAGTGTCTGTCTTGAATGGTGACATCGTTACTCCAACACCATCTGGAACGGTGTCACAGATAAGGTCATAATACTTTCTGATGATTGCATCATTAAGCAATGGCATACCCGTGTTTTCATCTGTATCAATCTTAAGGTTGATTGCCTTATAGTTGGCATTTGAGTTGTCACTCTTTGTAACAACTCTGTAATCCTCAATATCAAATACATCACGCAACAGTCCCGTGAAAAGAGGTAGTACAATCGTATAATCAGAATTATCAGCCATTACGCATATGCCATCTTTAGGTTCATACCATCTGAAAGCCTTGTCACCCTTTATTCCTCTTTCAGAATCTCCTTTGTATTTTACATATGCCTTCTGCACGTCCTTTGGAAATCCATCAAGCAAGTACTTTCTTGTACTTCCAAAATAGTCCAAGTCCATTGAGAATCTCACAATCCCATTTTCAATAGACGTAATTCTTGCATAATCTGGGTCAAAGTCCCTAACAAAGAAACTGTCATCATTCTCATAACATATGCCATAATAAGCACCCGACTTAACGGCTATTCTTATGATTTTCCTGCATATGTCCGAGAGGGATATTCTATTGACCTTGTACGCATACTGTGTGTAAATATTCTTGTACGCATCTATATCAATATTCTCTCCCATGAAGATAGTCTCATTGTCTGGAACTAAAATATAGTTATAGTATAGAATATTGGCATAATAGTTTACCAATGTCTTATAGTGAGAACTTACTTCATATAGATACTCACTTATTTTTCTTAAGCCTTTCTGGTTGTTATAAGAAGAAGGGCTTTTTAGATATGTAGCCAAATCAGACAGCTTATATTTTGTAAGCGTTCTGATATTTGTCTTGTTGTTGTTGACATCTTGAAGAATGCTTCTCTGTGCCTTGGCAAAATAAGCAATATAGTTCTCAAGACTCTGTTTTTCTTCATCTGTCAGTTCTTCATATTTCTTCAAATGTCAAGTTCCCCCTTTCTTATAGCATTGAAATTCCACGTTTAGGCTTTCTAGCCATATAATGAACATCGCTCATTGAAGCGAGCGATTCCTTCTGTAATCTGTTCTCAAGAACCTTCATTACATAGTAGTTGTAGGAGAGCGAACTGTATCTGTCCTTTCTCTCTCCACGTTTTTCCTTAATCTTTATATTCGTGCCATTCACCTCATACTGTAGGTTAATCAGTTCATGAACGGCTAATGTCGTATTGACATATGACATTCTGTATTTGAACTGTCCATTCTCGGACAGACTTGCATAAAATTTATCTTTTATCAGAATATCCTCAGCATCGTATTCATTCTTAAGCAAGTTGATATTTGAGCTTTTGAAACCATTTCTAAGAAGATTCGCTGCATCACTATTGAATTTTGCATTTGCCTTTATTGACCACACGACTCTCTTTGCATCACTGACAAGACATCTCTTTGCCATGTCTTCATCATTACAACATGAAAGTGCCTTATACAGTTCACCTGTCTCTGGGTCAATATGGTCTTTACAAATGTAATCAAACACCGGAAGTCCGACACCATTTGTATCAAGAACTAAATCCGTACACTTGTATTTATAGTAGAACCTCATAATCTGTAGCCCTAACTCATCTGTAGTAAGCCCTTCATAGTTCTCTATGTAAACAATATTGGCAATATACTTATCATTGCTTGTAGCAATTGCATCATTTATTACTAACGAACTGGCATCATTCTTCTTCCTTGACGTTGAAGCCATCAAGGCAACGTCAACAGAGAGTATTCTCCTACATCGAAATGCAGGCGGGTCAACATTAATATTCTTTGATATGACAACATCAATATTTGGCAATGCCTTGTCAAGTATTCTTCTAGGCTCGATATCATCAAACCTAAAAAACTCTTCACCATTAGAACCAAAGAAGATTCCTTCATATTCCATGCTGAATGTCACTTCATTAAATTCTGGCTTTAGATATTCATCCTTTATCGTCTGAGGAAGAATAATTCCTTCCTTTATGCCACACTGATATGGAATACAGCATGTGAATGCACTACCACCTGTGAACATAGCCTTAAAGTCATATAGTAGCGTGTTAAAGCTCCAATGGCTCTTATACCATGCAGATGACATATAGAACTTCTTGTTGTCCTCTGCAAGATAGCTATATTTTGGATTAGACAAATATCCCGGTGAGCGTGGTGATGTAAGAAACTTATCCAGTACGGAATCTATGATTCCATTATTCATCTGTACAAACTCATCATAGATATTGATGTTACTTCTCTTGGAACGAGCATTTTCATTGGCTACTACCGCATATATCGCAGAACCATTCCTGAAAATTACCTGTGGGTCATTACCTTTATCGGTCGTAGCCTTTACATCAAGTTCATTGCATAACAGTTCAGAACCCCAGTCACGATTCTTCATGAAGTCTTCCGTTATCTTCTTAAGCACTTCTCTTGCCTGCTTCAATGTCTTTGAAGCAACAACAATTTTTGAACCGGGGTATAAGATGCATCTTACAACGCAGTATATCGCCACAAGGAATGATTTACCAAGCCCACGGGATGCAATGAACATGAAGATGTTATTGGACATCATCATATGAAGAAGTATCTTCTGAAAAGTCTTAAGCTTTATATTAAGGAACTCCTCAACAAATCTGTCTGGATTAAGCCTGTAATATCCACACCATCTGTCAACGGCATCCTCAATTTCCTTTTGCCTTTCTTCCCTTATTTCAGCATCCGTCTTTGTGCCAGATAATTTCATTGTTTCCATGTATATCTATTCACCACTGTTTTTCAGCTTACTGAACAAGTTATCAAATGCTTCCTTGTCATCTTCTGATATGTTCTCATCACTTCTTTTAATGCTGAACTTCTTCATAAGCCTGTCATATGCTCTTGAAGTGACACCGCTCAATCCTATCGACTTTGCCATTGGCACAAGGAAGAAAGCTTCAATATAATCCTTTATTCCATTGACATCCTTAAATTCTTCATCTGGTTCACTAATAGGTCTCTTGTTTTCAATCTTCTTTATGAAAGAACCAAAAGATGATTCATTCACATCATTGTTACTATTCTGATTAGGTGCATATCCTAATGTCTGTAAGTTCTTGATATATGTTGCTTCAATATCCTTTGTAGATTCTCCCGCTTCACGTAATTTTCTCATTTCAAGCTGATTGAAGCATAGGTTCTTGATAAGTTCCTCTTCTGCCTTCATCTGTGCACCTGTTCTCTTCTTCCAGTCGTTAAACTGTGAAATTAGAAATGCATAGTCATCCTTTGAGAATCCATCACCAAAGAACATGAGAGTATCACTATCAACTTTCTCAAGGTCTTCTCTTTCCTTGTCGGCTTCTTTTCTTGATTCATTCAAATCATCAACAAGCTTCTGTCTATAGGCTACTTCATCTTCCTCATGAATGGTGTCTGCATATGTCTTCCCTTTATACTGTGACATGCTTGCCCTTCTGAGGTATTCGCCTATCTTTGGTTCAACATCCTTTGCGACACCTTCGGCAAGTTCATCATTGTAATACACATCAAACATGATGCATATATGACGTATTGCCTTCTTAGTGTCTCCACCATATTCTGTACGAAAGTCATTAAACATATTCGTGACGGTATTTTTCGAGTATGGCATATACCCATTGTTATTCACGAAATACTTACTGTTTGACTTGTAAAAATATCCTTCCTGTTTATTGAAGTCCTTCGCAAGAACGATATCTCGTACAGTCTCTTTCTTCTTTACTGGCATTATTCTTTTTCTTCAATTTCCTTCTTGAACTTCTCGCCAATGTTGAACTTTACTTTCTTCTTAGCTGGAATGATGATTTTTCTATTGCCATTATTGATATCAGTTCCGAATCTTTCCTTTGTAACAATAGGCGTGAAAGAACCAAACCCACTAATGACAACTCTGTCACCATCAGCTACACAATGCTGAATTTCTTCAAACAAGGCATCAATGACTATTCTAGTAAGTCCCTTCTTTGTTCCTGCGACACTAGATACCTTCGATGCCAAAAAATCCTTATTAACATTCATCCTTTTATCCCTCTCATTCTCTCATTAAAAAATCATCTAAACACGATAGGGTGTAATGATTTAATTCCATTCATGTCAACCAAACAAATCATTTGTGAAGGTTCTCCCTTAATTCTCTTTTCAAGAGTGAACTGGTCTCCTGTCGATGCAAGAGAGCCACCTCTGATTAGCTTGACATTTGAACAACTACTAAATTCATTGTGATGAAGATGACCATATATGATTGAATATGGAACAAATCCAAGCATCATAGAAAGTCTTGATACACCACTCTCACTAAACTTGTCATAATCACCATGAACAGCAACATAATCCTTGCCACGTATTCTTACGCTTGCAATACCTCCATCAATGTTATTCTCAATGTACTTAAAATTATCAAATCCAGACATGATGTTCTTGACAATGAATCCAATCAAATCATCAAGTCTCTCATCATGCATTGCATCCTTGTAGTTGTCAATTCTTGAATGATTACCAGATACATTCACAAATGACACACTACTAAATTCATGACACAAGCCCATGCAGAATCTCGACACATATTCAGAAGCAAGCTTTATCTGTTCAATCAGATTCTCTCTATTTGTTACCTGTACTGTCTTGTGAATATTGCCAGAAATCAAGTCTCCAACACACATGATATATACATTGTCAATATTATTCTTCTTTCCAATATCACATGCTTCTCTAAGGTATCTGTCAAGTCTTTCCTTTGCAATGTCAGAATTATATTCACCAAAATAGTTGCTGAAAGTCTGACCTATATGCAAGTCCGAAAGCACAACAATCATGTCAGTACCGCTTTCCTCGCTATTGCTATCACAGATACCGATAACATCTGAAATGCTGTCAGACATCCCCGAAAGCATTTCTCCCAGTTTTGAAATGTCCTCTTCAATTCTTGCTTGGTCTCTGTTCTGCTTCTTCCATGCAGTTCTTTCATCTCTCAGCTTGACTTTCTCTTTTTCAAGTTCTCGCTTTGCTTCATCAAGTTCACTGATGAACATGTCACTCTCTTTTCTTGAGAACACGTTATCATAGAACTTCTTCGCAGCCTGCACCTTTTTTCTAAAAGAGCTTTCGTCACGCATTTCATCATCTGGAATGCCTAACGCTCTGTTCACCTGTTCATTAATGAATCTCCACTGAGGTAACTTTCCAGAATCAATAAGACAAGATATCCTCCATAGATACTGTTCATCGTTCTCATCCTCTGGAAGTCGTTTCAGTAATTCCTCATTCTCCAAAAATATCACTCCGTTCATTCATTCTATATATCAAAATACAGCACATATATGCTTAGGGGCATGACAGAGGAGAGGTTATGACTTTGTGTGTGCTATATGAAGAGAGATTGTTGCCTTTTTGTGAGAAGTTGCTCATGTCCCCAAGCATATATCCACTGTATCACCAATATGCTTTCTTATTCTTTTCTCTTTTCCTCTCCATAATCATTATTAACTCAATTCAAAAAATGCTGATTATATCAACATAATTTGAATTTTTCACTTAAAATTTTCTAAAAAAATAGCCCATTTTTGCAGAAAATTATGGATGAATGGTGTTTTCGCACCTTCATCTCTTCTTTTGATGTTCGATAAAAAAGTGGAGTATAACGCAGGCATTGTACTCCATTAAAAACTATTGTTTTTGTTCACCAACGATATTCACACATATCACTTTCTTCATTGGTGATGTCGCTTTTCCCCTCCATAATCATTATTAAGTGAATTAAAAAAACGCCGATATAATCAGCGTTTTTTGGATTTGGCACTTAAAATTTTCTAAAAAAATAGCCCATTTTTGCAAAAAATTATGCAAAAATCTATTCAGATTGGCGAGAAAACACAAACTTATGTCCGTATATTCTCATGACCTCATTGTCTGTTTCATCATTCATTTCAAGAATGTTCATCTCATCTCTTGTGACATTGATTGCATCAATGAAGCTATGGTTAGGAACTGAAAACAATGTCTTGAATATAAGATTATATTCTCCCTTAAACGAATCCCTGTCAAGCATATGAAGCATGTAGTAGATTGTCTTTCCATTAATCTTCATCTTCTCAATTCCCTTTATGAGCTTTTCATGTTCATCGCTGTATGCCCTAAATTTTATATCATTGTCAACCCTATATCCAGATGAGAATATACTCCGTGCATTTGCTCTGAATCTTCTTGCAGACTTGATAATCCTGTCAACTTGATTGTAATTAACCTTTTCATCATTACATTCAGCCAATGGCTTGAGACAGTCACAGAATCTCACCATATCATAATCATGATTTCTCTTTCTCCCTATTCTGTTCACTTCTTCCTCAAGGAAGTCCATTGACGTGTTGTGCTTAATATACACATTCTTCTCACTATCATAATATCCCTTGTATCTCTGAATGAATGAGAAGAAGTATGGCTTTATTGTTCTTCCATCAGACATCTCTCTATGATACTTGCTTCTCAGTCTGTCAAGCTCTTCCGAATTGCTGAAAGGGAATTCCTTCTTTGCCATGTCAATTTCTATTCCAGACATATTCGACAGCTGACATATATCCCTGTATATTTCATCAAGCTCGCTCGCATCTGCACCGTGTGACATTCTGTCCCAGTAAAGAGAATTAAGTTCCTGAGAAAGATTAACAATCTCTCCAATCTTATTCGTGCTTGACTTGATATCAAGGTCGCATTTCTGTTCATTTGTATATCTTCTCTTTCTCTTCACGCTGTCAACATTCACGGTAGGTATCTTGAATCTTCCTTCATTTCTCTTATATACGCTTATCAGAATGTCATTGTTTGTTATGAGTACTGAATCAGAATCAAAGTCAGCACCTGCAAGCTGCATGAGTATGTTCTCTCCAATCGAATTAATATAAAGGATTGTGTCAGTCCTGTTCATGTACTTGTCAATCAATGGTACTTCAACGTTCCTATGAACAAGAACACATCCAGAGCATATATGTGGGGAACGTATAGCCATAACATCAGTATCATATCCAAACCTTGTAGTTGACATGTTTCCTTTTCCTATTACGCTCTTGCCATCAAACATTCCGATTGATTGCTGTAGAAGCTCTATAGGGTTTCCACATATCGTTGAGTAGTTGCCATCAACATATACATGCCCCTTGCGTGTGTTCTTCACAAACGCACTTACAGTTTCTCTTGCAAAGTCCCTGTATATTTTCGTCCTGCTGAATTCATTACTCATTCCAATCATCTTGTAGAATATATCATTCTTTGACATGATAGGGTCGTATCTCTCATTCTCGAATGCGGAATACGGATATCTTATGTGATATCTCATTACATCTGGATTGTCCTTAAGCATTCTCACATACTCAATGGTAGGGGAGAGGAAGTCATGCATTTCCTTTTTTGTGAACTGCAACGTATTGATAAGCTGATAGTGAGTCTGTACGCACATTCCGTCAATGTAGTGCGTTGGCTTGTCAAACTTCACTATCCCGAAAGTAGGGGATATATTATCAAGCCACATGTCAAACGTCCCGAACTTGAGATACTTTATAGAGTTAGGCGTTGTTATGAGAAGAACATCCTCTATTCTTTCAGCTCTTGTTATTCCATTCAGTTGAGACACATCAGTTATGTTGTTATCCCTGAACCACTTCTGGATATTGGCATTGAAACAGCATGACTTGAAGAACTGGTTTCTCAATAGAAGCATTCCCTTGTCACTGTACTTTCCAAAAAGAGATACATCCATGAGAGATTCACCATCCCATATGGAATTGCTCACATCTATCCTGTCCTCAAGAGTCTTAAGCTTTCCATCAACAAGCCTTGTCTCTATGACATCATCACCAAACACGCTGTCATAGTCATCTACAAGAAGGATGTTCTCTGGTCGTATATCCATTGTATCAATGATTGATGAAGTCGTGAGAGAGATATACGCTTCAAAAGCAGCCAGGTCAATCTCATCACCTTCCTTGATGTCAAGTCCGCATAGTTCCCATTTATGCATTGGCTTGTAAAGCTCTTCATCAATGAAAAGACACTTGCCGACACGGGATGAACCAGATGAACGCTTGAACCTGACAAATCTTATCCCATCAAGTACGAATCCATTACAGTAAAGTTCCTTTCTCAGTTCCGATGTGCTCATGATTGTCTTTATCGTCCTTGTCGAATACATATGAGACATATCATCATACTTGAAGTTCTTCTCAAGCACTGACACATCACATGGATTTCCCACATATTCATCAGTTACTATTCCTATGAGCATTCCATCTTCAATGGCTACGCAATCATGGATCTTCTCTCTTGTTTCTTCTACTTCATAGCCTGCACGGACGTAGAAGTTCTTTCCTGCCTTGTTAAACTCGCTTAAGGAATATTCAAAAGTCACATTGATAACCCTGTTGGTGTACTCATGACCATTCTCTCTCCATGAGAAATATCTGTTCCTGTATACGCTTCTGTACACTTCCTTAAGCTTTATCATCTCAAGTGAATAGTCGAGTGTGTTTATGAACTTTCTGAGAACGTATTTTCCTGCATTGTCTCCGCTTCTGTATCTTGGTATCATCCCGTTCTTTCTGTTCGTCATCATTCCCAGAATGATATCCTTGGCTTCGACAGACATGATATCTATTGCACTGTTACGCATCTAAGCACCTTCCTTCCGAGACTACCCATCCATGTTATTTGAAATATTAATTTTTTCAATCTTCTTCACTACGTAGAAATCACGAATGGCACCAATGACATCAAGAATGTCAGTAATCAAGATATCCTTATTGACGGTGAATCTTACAACGCTGAATACGTCTGGCTCTTCAATCCCTATTCCCTTTAGTACAGTGCTTGGTTCATATGTTCTTGAGTTACATGCAGAACCACCGCTTACATAAATGTCGTGATTCTCAAGATACATGATAAGGTCTTTTGCATCAGTCCCCTTGAACATGACCGAAAGATTGTTTGACAGTCTGTTGCTGAACCCATACTCAATATCCTTACCATCCGAGCCAACAAGACTTGCATTGGGGAAATTATTGCTTATGTCGTGCCATAGCAGATTTCTCATACATGCCGTAATCTTCACATCATCCCTATGCTTCTCAAGCTCTTCACAGCATTCTGCGAATGCATATGCAAATGCTACATTCTCAGTTCCGCCTACGATTCCTTTTTCCTGCGTTCCATGAACAATAGGGGATAGAGTAATTCCATTACGCACATACAATGCCGCAATCCCGCTAGGGCATCCAATCTTGTGACCAGATATTGACATCATGTCAATGTTCATGTCCTTCACGTTTATGCTTCTGTCTGGATAAAGTTGAATGGCATCTACGAACAGAACACCATTATGTCTATGAACGACATCAGATATTCCTCTTATGTCCTGAACAGTGCCAATCTCATTGTTTCCACCTGTTATGGCAACGAGCGGTATATATCCCCCTACAAAATCAGAACACCTCTCATCAAGGTCTTCAATGTCAATGAATCCATCACCATCACATTTCAGCCATTGCATTGATGGCTTGTTCCTGCACATCTCCATGATAGAGTGATGAGAAAGAGGGTCGGCAAGAATGGAATGCCACATATAAGGGTAGTCTCCACCATCAACGTATTCAATGTGATTGATGGCAAGTTCATTCGCCATACTCCCGCTTGCTACGAAATAGAGATTGTCATTTTCCTCATCTCCTCCAATGAGTCTGATAATCTTCTTTCTGCTGTCATCAAGAATCTTTCTTGTCTGCTCTCCCATGAAGCTTGTTGTTGACGGATTATACCAATATTCACGCATAATCCTGTCAACTGAACAAATTGCACGCTCTGTTGGCTTCGTAGTGCCAGCGTTGTCCATGTAGATTATTTTCTTTTCTTTTCTATCTTCCATCTTCTCTATGCACTCTCCATGTTTTTATATTTTTCGCTTCTGATACTTTCTTCCAATTCCACCGCACTTGCAATCTCTACATCATCAAGGTCGTAACAGTCGGTAATGAACAGTGGGGGAGTATAGAAAACACCATCTTGACTTATACACTTCTTTTCCCTGAACTGCTTTATGATTTCAATCTCTTCAAGCCTGTCAAGCATCTTGCCAATTGTCTGTCTTGATTTCACTCCCATATTCTCAAATTTAACAAAGTCAGAATGATAACATGACAGATATCTAGGACTCTTACTGATATCTTCAATGCTGTTCTTGTTATAGTCCCTTGTGTTCATGCTCGAACGATATATACATAGCACCTTGAATAACTTTTTTCTTGATGATGTCTGTTCATTAAATATCTTCATGAGTTCATCATAGAAAATAGTGGCATATCTTTTGCTATGTGATTTTCTCCGTCCGTCATTAACAATAAATGTCGTATCTTCTTTATTGACATCTACATTGAATTCTTCTGCATAGAATTTATGGAAGTATTCATATTCATCATGCATGTTTATTCTTCTTCTCTCAGCTTTGGTGAACATGAACCATAAATAATCCTGAAAGCTGATAACATGAATTCCACCTCCCATTGCCATTCTACGTGACATTGTGTACGCATAAGCCCATAGCTTCTTTTCATCGCTTTTAATGTACTTCATGGGAATCGCCATATATCCCCTCTTGGATATTTGAAAATAGTCTTCATAGTCCTGTTCTTTATTTCTGTTGCTCGTATTGTTTTTTGTCTTTATCATATAGCATCACATTCCTTTCATCTGGCAACAATTCAATCTTTACAGGAAGATTATACAATGCTTATGTGTAGTTGTCAATAACAATATGTGATAAAAAAATAATTACATTTGTGCTCAATCAAACTTATCGGATATGTCGTATTCCCCAATTTTTTTAACGCTTATAATCTTAATAGTTTTATATAATATTAATATTTTTAAAAATAATATATTATTTTTTTAATACTATATATATTTATATATATATATGTTAAAAATATTAATATATTATATTATATATATTTATTATTATATTATATATTATTATATTATATATTATATTATTA